AGCTACAGATACTACTGCTCCTAGTGCCCAATCAGTACCGTCCCAGCCATAATAACTTGTATCGCCTAAACCGTCTTCGGGTGCTACAACAGTAGGGGATAGTAATGTTCCGCCTGATGTGTGCCAAGCCATTTCTGGAAAAGAATCAGTTGTGCTGTAAATATCCATTATTGGCCCAGCGTCGTCACCCTGCCAATTCAATTGTAGTTGAGTAGGTTGTGCTGTTGTGCCAAGATTTATTATGCTGCCGTTTAAAGCAGTAATGTTTGATGTAATAAGATTAGTTGTAGTTGATGTATCGACACTAAGAGTATGATTAATGCTGTCATAAAATACTGCACTATCATCTGCAAAAATAGAACCAGTTAAATCACCAAAAAAGCGCGAACTTGCAACGTTAGAAACAAAAACATCGCACTGCATATTACCTGTAACTTGAATTGTTCCAGTACCTGTAATATTATTGCCAGCTAAGTTTAAATTTCCTCCTAGCTCTGGTGTACCGTCTGTACTAATATCTAATCCAAAAAGACCAGCGCCATTACCTGAAATAGTTTGACAAGCAATGTTTTGTACGCCTGTAATGCTGTTGTTATTAGCATCTAATGTTCCACCTAATTGAGGTGTTGTGTCGTTAATTAAATTAAAAGGAACATTTGTTATTGCAGAACCATCGCCAGTAAACGTGTTTGCAACAATATTGTTTACGCCAGTTATATTGTTGTTATTAGCATTTAGTGGACCTCCAAGTGTTGGAGTTGTATCTGCTGATATGTTTATATCTGTTAGTTGTGAACCGCTACCTTGGAATGTTGTTGCAGATAAAATGTTTACGTTTGATATATTTTCGCCTGAAGCGTTTAATGGTCCGCCTAGAGTAGGAAAAGCTTCATCTTCTAGATCATATGCAGGAGTTTGGTTTACAAAGTTAGCACCGTCCCAAACTAGAATCTGTTCAGCAGCCAGGCCAGAAACACTAACGTCATTTAAATCAATTAGATTAGAAGCGCCACCGCCTCCGCCTGCTACAACTCCTGGGCGCCATTCTTGATTGTTAGAATCCCAAACTAATGCTTCTCCATTTGCTGGTTGAGTACTATCGCCTTGAGTAGTATTAACATCAGTTAGCTCATTTATGCTTAAGGCACCGGTGTCAATAGGCAATCCACCTTCAGTAGCACCATCCCCAACATATACTTTTTTAGTATCAGTTGTATAGATAAGTTCGCCGGCTGCAGGTACAATAAGTAAACGTTCTGCGTCAGTACCTCTTCTTAAACGTAAAGCCATTAAAGTTTCTCCTAAAATCCTAAATTACAATAGTATTTATGCCTTTTTAAAAATAACTACTTTCTCTTTTTCATAAAATATTTAGTACGTTTTTGAACATCATATTTTACTTTTTCAGTGTCTAATTTGAAATCGACACTGGCTATTTGATCTTCGTATTCGTCAAATAGTTCATTTAAGTGCCTATTTACTTCTTCTGGTGTGATGTCTTTGGATCTGTCAAAGCCGATTACCCAAGTATCTTTGTTTTTAAATAATACATTGATACTGTGTAGATACTCTAAAGGTACAGATTTTACGTCAACATCACCAAATACTTCGGGCCAGGCATTAATTACTTCTTGTGGTAATTTCTTTTTAGGCACTTTCTGCAGACTTTGACTTCTTCTTAGTAGGAAATAGTTCCTCAGCCTGCTCTCTTAACTTCTTAGCTTCTTTAAACATAGCATCCGCTTGTGATCTATAAGATGCTGCAAGTTGCTCATCAGTTAAAACACCATCATCTGCTGCTTGTGGTTGTGTTTCTACTGGGGTCTCAGTAGTAGCTGTTGGTGTAGTAGTTCCTTTAGGTTTAACACCTAAATCTGCAACGCTTACTCCGTCTGCTTGAGCAGTCATTTCATTCAATTCGTTTAATGGAATTGTTGTGCTTGCATTAGGTTGCATGATTACATCAGCTGTAGCATATTTAACCATTTTACCCTGTGCGTGAAATGCTTCTAGCATTATTCTACCGTCAGGTAATTGTGTTCTAGCCATTGCTTCTGCTAGGTCATTTACACTTTGGCCTGCATTGCTTTCAACTAGATTAATTAGTGTATCGTGCTGATCAGCGTCTAACGATTCTGTTGCAACTACAATACAATTTTCAGGTTCACCTGGAACAGTTCGGAAAGCAACAATTACTTTACGACCATTTTTTAGTTTGCCTACGTGCTTTAGTGCTTCTGCCATTTTATTCTCCTTTTGCTGGTTCCTTTCCAGCCTGTTGCTGTGCGGCCACAGCATTTAAAAATGCTTCTAGTTTGTTGTAAATTTGACCTACAGACATCATTTCATTAGGTTTAAATGCACCACGTTGACTAGCAACGTCGATAATTGCTTTTAATCCCTGCAAATCGTTTACAGTCAAGTCTAGAGTATTCTGTTGTTCTTGTCCAGCTGGTGCTGGAGTTTCAACAGGTTCTTGAACTTTTTGTTCTTCGCTCATATTATTGTCTCCTATACTAATATATATGCGTATATTATTTATTTGTACTTCAATAGTGGACAAGCCATAATGAAATAACTGGTTTCTTTTGGTTGTTCAAACCCAACCCGTAAACATATTTCTGTAGAATTATCTACAGAAGTACCTAATCCTTTACCAACATAATATCTTCCCTTACAATTATTTTCTATCCATTGGACTATTGCATCCTCAAGATTGTAAGCAAAACTTACTTCGGTAACATCTAAAAACGGAGCCGGTATTTGAAGCCGCCTGCTCTTAAAAACATTTAAAGGATTAGGTTCTTTAAGCTCGATCATGCTGCCTCATAATGTATCGTTGTGCCGAACGGAGCCTCAATATCTTTATTATTATTAGAATGAATCAAAAAGACAGTGTCGCAGTAGTTAGCATCACCCCATGATCCCCATGGATAACCGTCAGTAAACATGATAAATTTCTTAGGAACATAACCTTGATCTTTCATGTAATTAAAGTTTACATCAAAGTCGGTTCCGCCGCCTCCGCGAACTTCGTAGTTAATAAGATCTTTGCCATCGCCTGCGGCAAAGTCTTCTTCACCGTACACTTCGGTATCAAAACACCACAGTTTAATATTGTAATCTTGATACTGATCCATAATTCCTTTAACTTCACTTAAAAAGTCTTTTGCTTGTGAATCGCCAATTGACCCGCTCATATCTAAACCAATTGCTATATCTATTGTTTCTTCGAAGTTCATTCCTGGTAATATAGCATTGTTGTGCCAGCCTTTTCTAGAAGGTCTTGTAAATGTATAATCATTTCTAATAATACTTTGAATTTGCGTTCTAATAATTTCACGCCAATTCATTTTAGGTTCAGTTAACGATTTAATTAATCTTTTAACTTCTTTAGGAAGATTACCTGCACCTGCGGCTTGAGCAGCCGACATCATGTTTTCTTTTACTTCGTCGCGTATTTTTTTAAGTTCTTCTTTGCTGTAGGTAGGACGTTGCTCATTGCCATTTTCGTCTTTAGATTGCTCTCCTTCTTCAGACTCCCAATCAACGTGCTCGTCAAGAAGCTCTCCTAAAGCCTTTACAAGCTCTTTTCCGTTTTCTTCGGCTTGCTTAAATAAGTCATCGTATACTTCTTCGAAAGACCAATTATCATATTTCCAATCTTGAAAACAGTCAACTAGTTTAGGCATTGTGCCTATTCTATCTCGAACAAGCGTATTGTTTACAACGTAGTCTTGTGCAATATTAGAAAGTATAGGATCTCTATCTTCTCTACGCCCTAAGTGGTCAAACACACAGTGTAAAATTTCGTGTGCAATAACAAACTCTATTTCTTTGTTTGACATTGCGTTAAAAAACTGGGTATTGTAATATAAATGTCTACCGTCAGTAGCCGCTGTAGGACACCAGTCGTCACAGTTTTTAACAATTAATCTTGTAGCCATGTTGCCAAAAAACGGATGACGCAGTAGTAACCCAACTCGAGCTACAATTACTCTGTCGTGAACTTCTTCACGCATTTTAAGTAATTCTTTTTCTGTTAGTTCTTTGGGTTGAAAAGTTTTTGTATCTATGCCCATTGCCAAGTCTCCATTTACTATAATATATATTATACCTTATATTACAAATTTAGTCAATCGAAATGGTAAAAAAAGTGGGCCGAAGCCCACTTTAGTCTGGTAATTAGCCTTCTTGTGCGGCTTTAATGTACTTACCAAATCTCTCATGGAACTCATCGAAACAATCAACCTTATCTGGATCAATTGGTAAACTGTATTGCGTAAGAGCAAGTTTAATGCCCATTACGACCAATTCAGTATCGAAATTATCCATTGCAAACCTAAGGAAGTTTGAAACTTTCTTATCAAACTGCTTGTCTTTCTTATCAGCAGATTCCTTAAGCTCGTAGCAAAGGCTAACAGTCAAGGAATACTTGGCACTAATTTCTTTACTGTTAAGTTCTTTCACCCTGCCATCGAGAATGTCGGTTGGGTTAGGTAGTGAACCAGCAATCTTTCGATGTGCCATAAACTTCACAGCCTCGCCTTCTCCAACAGCACCACTAACTAAATCGGTAGTGGTGTTTTCGTCTAAATCATCATCTAGTATTTCACTCACAAACGACCAAGAACGAGGTGTTGCGAATGAACGAGACGGTGATTTAGGATCGAAATCATATAAACTTTTTTTACTAAACTGTAAGTAGCCCACAACATCGTTATGAATACGGTTATCTATAGCCCAATCAAACCAGTCATCAAAGTCTGCAACCATTTCCAAGTGAACAAAACGGTTAGCCAGCGGAGCAGGCATTCTATATGTAACGCCTTTGTCAACGTCTCTATTACCTGCCGCAATCATTTGCACATTGTCTGGTAAAACGTATGTGCCAACTCTGCGATTGAGGATTAACTGATATGCTGCCGCTTGTACAGCAGGCGCCGCAGAGTTCATTTCGTCTAACAACAATATAATCGTGTCATATTGTGAAGCTAGTTCTTCATCTGGAAGTTCTGCAGGCGGAGCCCAAACCATTTTGTTTTGATTGCTATCAAAATATGGAATACCTTTAATGTCAGTAGGTTCCCATAAACTTAATCTGATATCAATCAGCAAACTGTTTTCGTATGAATTAGTAATCTGCCTTACAATGTCAGATTTACCAATACCTGGTGCGCCCCACAAAAATACTGGGCGTTTCTTTTTGATAGCATGATTAATGCTATTTTTGATATTTTTTGGCGTAATTTGCCTAACGTATGTGTCTTCCATATTGTACTCCTTTAAAATGTAATTAGTGCCTAATTTCTAACTATACATATATTATAGCATCATTAGGACAGAAGTCAACTATGAATTATTCAATTTCTTGTCTAGATAGAGCTTTTGTTATACCATATTTGCGAACATCACCTGAAAATAGATGTAGTTCGAGTGCTTTCTTTTCGTTCAGAACACTTATACCTACTCTGCTTATGTAATATGGACAATCAATAAATTGGTCTAACCATATTAGTACATTAGTAGTAAAATGAAAATCAGGAGGAAAAGGAACTTCGTAGGTTTGTATTTCAAGATCTTCAACTACAAAACGAAATCCTTCATCAGTTAGTCTTAAACCGCCACTATCTTTTGATCTAGTGTTTTGCCACCAAACAGGCATATACTCTTTTATTGCTAGTTCATTTACAGATTTGCCAGATTGGCGTAAAAAAACTTTTGTGTAAGTTTCTTTCCAACTCATGTTATTTTAGTGTGTTGCCTGTAGTTAACTCGTATACTGCAAAATCTTCGCAATTGAACATTGTATTCAATTTTTTTGCAAGATTAATAGCATGACCAGGATTGCTAAATGATACTTTTTTATATTTAGGACCAGGATAACTTGTTAGCACATTGGAAGATTTTAAGTTAAAAGGCTTACCTTGATAAAATACTGCCCAGATAGCTTCGGCTTCGAGTATCTGTTCTGCTTTATAAGTTTTTTTGTTGACGTATTCTAGTAATACGTTAGGTTTTGGTCTTGACATATACGTAATCCTATTAATTAACTACGTATATATTTATCTCTTTTTTAATAGTTTTTTCGTTTTTTAAAGTATACTCTTACTGAATACTTACGTGCAACAGCAATATTAAACAGCACTATAGTGATAAAAATTGCAGTTTCTAAAACATTCAAACTCATTGACCGTGCAATAGACAAAAGTATAACATTAAGCGGAAAACTGATTATTGTTGCAAGGATTGTATCAGCTATGGATTCTTTTAGAGCTTTCTTATCTAAATTTACCACTGACCTTGATCAACGTTTACTTGTATTACTTCGTTGTCTCCTCTAGCGTTTGCAACTAATAATTCTTCTAAATTTCCGTTTAATCTAGACATAACAATACCTAATGTAAATGCAAGATTTTTTGCTTGGGCTATATCTAATTTAACTTCTTTAGCTCTAGACGCATCGGCGTTTTTTGTCTGTTGTATAAACAGCTGGATTGCAGAAGTGTTTAATGGTTCATTTTGAGTTGACACGTGATAACTCCTGTCTCATTTCTAGATCTGTTTTAAACGGACCGTTAGTTTTGTATCTTTCAACAGTAATTAGTTTTGGACAAAAACTTTTAACCCAGCCTTTATCAAACTTTATAACATAGTATCCTGCACAGTAAAGACTTTTAGATTTTGTGCTTTTTGTAAACAACGGAAGTTTTCTTCTAACATCATAAAGCTCGTTGTAAGGTGTACAACTTGTAGGAAAGCCATATACTTCTTTTGTAGGTTCGGGCTCTTTTATATCTATTGAACTAAATTCTATTTCAAAATCAAAATGTTTTTTTAATTTATTAAGATCACTAAAGACTCTAGTACCTGCATTACTATTGTACAAAAAAGTTTCATCGTTTGCAGAAAGAGTTCCAAGTCTTTCTCCTTTTTCTTCAATGATCCAAAATTTATCTTTTAAAACTGTTTTTGCTTTAATCTTTTTCATTTATAAAATTCCAATTCTTGTTTCCAATTTTTTTTATTACGCTCGTAGTTGTTACACCCTTTCTGTGCAATAATTAATCTTCCACCGTCCATGTCTAATCTAATACTATCTGTAATAAATTGACCATCGTTTGCATCATACACTATTGCTGTTATCTGTCCAACTGAGTCTTCATTGTTTAATTTATTAAAAAGATAGACTAGTTCTTCTTTTCTCATGCTATATATTTTGCATTAAGCGGTTCTGCAAAGTGTTGCGCATTGTCTGCAATTCGTTGCATATCCCACAATGCACAAAATTTCATTAGTTTAACGCCTACTTGTGCTACTTCTTTTGGCACAGCATTCTCTGCAATAGTTGCAGAGATTATTTCTTTAATCTCCGCAGGTTGTGCAGTTAGATCACATAAAATTACATTTCTATTATAGTCATCTAACACTCTATGCTCTACACCTTCGTGATCTACCCAACGCTGTAGCATCATGTTGTTCCAGTTGTAGCCTTTTGTTGCTTTATCTTCAAATGCTTCAATAAGTCCGACTTTGTTCTTAGTGCCTTTCTTGCGTACACCCGGATAAGCAGAGAACACATTGTCACTAGTATCGCCGCGCATACACTTTTCAAATAGCATAAATGCAGGATCAGGTGCAGGTTTAGGTTCTTTTGTTTTCTTATCAATAACAGGCTTGCCTTTATCGTCAAAGTAGCCTTCGTGTGTAATTGTGGTGTTGCTAACACCGTTGTATTGTTTTACATTAGGTGCAATAAGTTGTGCAAAGTCACCGTCAGTACTAATAACAACATGATTGTCATTAGGATGTGCTTGTATCCAACCAGCAATTAAATCATCTGCTTCTAGTTGCGGATGGCGCATTACAGTACAATTAGTTTTTTCTGTAACGTAATTTTTAAATTCGTCGAAGATTTCCCAAAACGCTTTATCTTCTTCTTGTTCTCTTTCAGTAAGTGCGTCACGGGCTTCTTGTCTATTTCTTTTGTAAGGCTCATAGTAATCTTTACGCCAACTACGACCTTCTAAACAGAACACAACATGGTCTGCATTAAAGTCTTGCCATGCCTTTTTAATAGAATTAAAAGTTATATGTAGAGCCATACCAACTTTAGTATCTACATCACCACGAACAACATGACG